AAGTTCAGCAACCTTAGCATCTGAACCACCGACAACAGCAGCACCTTCACCGGTAATCCTTGCAACTTCCTTTGCAACAAGGTCTGCAATCTGTGAATTATCGATATTGGCAGCATCAAAGGTCTGGGTAGGAGTTTCACCACCCTTCTCCTTATAACTGATCAATTCATCCTTGATGTTGGAAATGGCAGACTGGAGTTCACCGACAATCTCTGACAGATGTTCACTGTACTTCTGGAAATCAGAGTACTGAATGAATTCTTTATTGTCTTCCATATTTGTATTTTTTAATGTATCTTCATTTCTTGCAGCCTGTGGAGCAGCATAATCAGCAGTCTTGGTCACATGTGGATCCAACTCTGTATTGACATCCTCTGAAATGTCATAGATGTCAATGTTCTCATCATCACCAAATCCATAAGACTCATTAACCCTCTTGAGCTGTGCATTGGCAAAACCAGGATCTGCAACAAGGTCATAGGTGAAGAGTTGCTGGAGTTTCACATGTCCAGACTCATCAACTGTACCTGCTGCCCTTGAAGAGATATTCAATGGAATACCATCCCTTACAAGTGCCTGTGCTTCCTTACCAGCTGTGGTGTTAAGGAGTCTGATCTTACCAACAATAGCATTCTGCTCTGGGTCAAATTCAAGACTTTCAACAACATGAGAAACATTACCAAGTGAAATCTCGAATCCATGAGGATGATCAAGTTCACCAAGAAGTCTCTTACTTTCAATCTGTTCCCTCAATGCCTCGACATGTGGAAGGAAATCAGCAGATTCATATATCCTACCGTTACGGTTTTTAGTATTGAATGATGTGAAAAGTCCAGTTAATACTATAGAATCACTATGCTCATTGTTCTCATTAAGAGACTGTTCGACCTGATAATTAAGAGGAGCATTAGATCTTTCTACAATCAATAGTTTCTTCTCTTTCATTTTTTAATGAATTTTCTTGTATAATTTATATGTTATTTATGAAAAATCTTTTTTACATTTTTTTAAAGTCCTGCCAGAGGGTTTCCACCACCTTCATTTCCTCCATTTTCTTCCTCTTCATCCTTATCCTTCTTCTTCTTTTCAGGCTTGAATTCTGATTTGGGAGCACCATCAAGAATCTTGGCAATATCTTCCTGTTTGTAACCTTCTTTCTTGAGTACCTTCTCATCCTTATATCTCTGATTAAGAGCAAGTTTCTCATCACTCAAACCAAGATACTCACGGACCAGGAAGTCAATGTCAAAGTAAGGTGTCTCATTTCCTTCATCATCAGTTACAACTATAGAACCCATAATGGATGAGATGAAGTCTGCCTTCTTCTGGAGGAGTTCCACTTCCTTGTTCTCTTCAAAGACTGAATCCTTGTTGTAATCCAAACCAAGATTCACCCTGAAGTTCATATCAGACATAATCCCCTTGTGCTTGAGACACATCTGGAGATAGACTGGTTTGACAAGAATCTCTGCAAAGATAGCCCTTAATCTACCAATGAACTTACTGAATCTGATTTCCTCACGGGCAATACCTTCAGCAGACATTGTGTACTGACCTTCTCCCTGTTCCTTTTCAAAACGTGTGAAAGGAATCTTGGATGCCTGACGGAGCTTATCCCTGAAGTATCTCAATGCTTCTGTATCAGAGATTTCCGGACCGTCACCACCAAGGTTCTGGATCTGTGGAGTCTCACCACCTTCAGATGCCATAAAGATGTCCTTATAGAACTGAAGCATTGGCCTACCATTGGTCTTAATCTCACCGGAATCCCAGTCAAAGTCCACAAGTTCCTTGTAGTTTGCCATTGCCTGTGCAAGTGTCTGACGGCCTCTTGGTGACTGAACTGAACCAACAGGGATGATGTACTGTGTCTTGTAAGAAGCATTGGTGACAGCCCAGATGATACGGGTTGCCTCCATAGTCCTCAAGATATTGAATGAACGGATAAGTCTTTCAACATAGGAAATCCTGGAAACAGTGTCTGCCTTTGCATAAGAAAGATAGATGATCTGGGAGTCATAAAGAATTCTGTCCTGGGTTGTCTGACCATTGATACCTATCCTCTGATTGACAAACCAAATTTTCTCATTGGTATTAGGGTCAATACCTGGGGTAAGTGCGGCTGGGTCAAGTTCAATGAAACCGATAATCTCTGTCTGGTCTTCATTATAGACAATCTCAAATGCCAAGAAACCGTCAATCAACCACTTCCTGAAATAGTCGGTGGCCTGGACGGTATCATAGAATCCGAAGTAGTTGTAGATTTTGTTGTACTCCTCTGCAAACTCATCAAGAATTTCCTGGTCTGCCTTGTAATTAAGTTTGATGTTTGCGAATTTGTTTGCACCATCAAAAACAATACTTTCCTCACAGATGATATCAAGGATTTCTTCAATCTCATCCTGTAAGGCGAACTTCCTTAACTGTTCCTTTTTCTTCTGGTAATTTTCTTCAGAAAGATGAAAGTACCCCTTTGACAATGTAGGGTCAGTTGCTGACATCCTTGCAAAAAGAACCTGGATGTTCTCATCATTGAGGGAACCAACCTGTCCAGTCACAGGATTCATTTGTAGATTCTGTGTCTGGAGGTCAAGATTCATTGAACGGACATTCTTGATGACATCATCCTTGTAGTTCATTCCGAAACTGGACAAACTACGGAGCATCCTTGTTACAGGATTAGGATTACTTGCTGTATTTCTATTTGTATTTGTAAAACCAGCCATAAAAGTCTGTATTAAAAAGTTAAACTACTATTCTATATATTTATGATAAATTACCATTCATTGGGTTTATATCCATCAGGTTTCAGTGTAAAAGTAACATCAGTTGTTGTTCGTTCTCCTATAGCATCACCACTAATTGTTCCAGTTACTTGTATCTTCTTATAGTAAGTAGAACTATCAAATTTTTCATTATATTTTATTGGCAATATTGCATTTATGACAGTTTGCTTAACTTCATCAGGTGATGTTCCATCAGCAGGGTCATAATCTGCAAACCCATCATTTGAAAGAGTTAGAACACTATCAAAATATATATCAAGATTTAATTCTGATGGTTTAAATGAACTCCATTGACTGGAATTTATCAAAGTCAATTCATAATTATCTTTATAATATCCTGTTATGGAAACATGATATTTTACCCACACCTGTGTTGTCAAATTGCGTTTTTGACCCTTATCTCCAATTGTTGTTATTGGATATACATCATATGCTTCAATTTGACAATAATTAGCAGATGTATTTATATGTGTAGTATTTTCTTCAAATGGTACTTCACCAAAATTAATATACATATCATTTAACTCTGACCCATATCTCCAACAACCATAAGTAAATATTTTATTCTTAATAAATGTCATCATATTTTTAGCAAAAACAGGAATATCATAAATTACATCATCATTAAAGTCAGGGTCATTTGAGACTCTATATGAAAATCTTGGAGCAACTGAAATTAAATTACTTGGTATCAATTTTTTGTATGTATTGATATTGGTACTATCAATAGGTGTATATGAACCATTTTCTCCAGTATATCCCAAATAAGCAGATGTTAAATATCTACTACTTGTATATATACCTGATGTTGTTGGATAAGAAGTATCTGTTATAAGATTTGCATCATAAAGTAAAGTTGTATTACCATCTATTTTGTCCTGATCTGAACCAAGATTGATAGCCTTAAACTTATATATATCTACAGATTGACCATATGATATGAATCTATCATGGTTACTTCCACTATCGGACCTAAATATATAATATCCTACATTCAAATATCCTTCAGGTTCATCTGAATCTAATATAGGCGTAGCACCATATACATAATAATCATTTGAAGATGTTGGTTTAATGAAAGAAACTTCATTGCCTGAATACTGTTGTATCCATCTCATATTAGTTGTATCTGTAGAGGATGTAAGTGCAGTCCAAGTTTCTGGATTCAACATATATTCTTTTGTTGATCCATCTGGAAGTTTTAATCTCATACACAATGTAGGAACACCATACAATACAGCACCATTAAATGTTCCATCAGAGACTGTTGTCAATGAATCAAGTATTTTAATGTAAATAGAACCATCTACATCCCTATATTCCAATGGATTTTCAGGGTCTTCTGGATATTCATCTTTAGACAATCTACCTGATGCTGAAATACTGAACTCTTCTGGTGATAATATGGTTTTCTTATTTAATTCTCCTGAAAAATCAGATGTTGAAACAGATATAGTACTATTAGATATAAATCTATCTGCCTGAATACTTCCTGTAATGTCTGCATTTGTTGCTGTAAGTTTACCTGATGGAGATACGGTAAAATCACCATTGGCCAAAGAACCATCTGAATTTATTGTCAAATTACCTATTCTACCAGATGTTGCAGTGATAACACCAGTAATAGAAGCATCAGATGCATAAAAACTACCATCCTCATATACTCTGAATGGAGCACTGTATGCAGTACTGTCATCACTTCCAGCAAAGAATCTTAAATTATTTGATTCAGTGGTTCCACCCATCATACCAGCAGTAACAATACCACTACTATTTGCTGCAAATACATTACCTGTCAAAATGAGACCGCCAGATATGCTTGTTGAAGAAAGAGCACTTGTTAACCAAGAATCATCATATTCATAGTCACTATCACTGTCACCTGTATCTTCTTTATACCAACCCTGATCAACACCAACAGCCTTAACAAGATTATTAAAACTATTTTCTGCAGCAGAACCTGAAATAATCAATTCTGTTGCTGTGATTGAACCTGTAATAGTGGCATTACTTGCATAAAGACTACCATCTTCATATACCCTAAATGGGGCATCATATGCATTACTTTCACTACTTCCGGCAAAGAACCTTAAATCATTTGATGCTGTAGTTGCACCCATAACTCCAGCAGTGATGTTACTGTCTGAATCACCAGCAAACAAATTACCAGTCAAAATAAGACCTCTTTCTATATTTGTTGATGAAAGAGCTTGCTTCAACCAACCATCTGGATAAGGGTCTGTGGTATCTGCCCATCCCTTACGTGTACCAACTGCTTCTATAATACCCTCCAGACTTTCCTTTACAGAACTGTTACTTGTAATGGTGTTGCCTATAAATGTTGCCAATGTATCACCTGTATTACCTGCAATAGTCAATGCGGTTGCCGTGATCGCACCTGTAACACTGACATCACCATTACCATTTACCTTGAAATTACTTGTATTTATTTTAACCTCATCACCTGTCAAATTCAAACGGTTTGCATTCAGTGTAATATTTGAACCATTCTTGTTGGCATCCAAGAATATGGCTGCTGTTATAGTACTTGCAGAAGTGGTTTGTTTAAGTTCTTTAATTTCCTGTACTGTTCCTGACATATCATTCACAGCATTGGTGACATTATTCACATCTGTGGTGACATTATTCATAGAAGTTTTTACATTACCCACATCAGTCTTCACACCATCCACATCATTCTGAATTGTTGCAATAAGAGCAACACTGGCAGCATTTGAAGTAACTGTCTGTTGGATTGTGGCCATTTCTGTGGCAGTTGTTCTAAAATGTTCATCACAGTTGGACAAAAATGCTTTCATAACATCTTTATCACCCAATCCCTTATTTTGTGGATCAATAACTTGTTTTACTGTTTCAAAGTATTCTTCAATTGTTTTGTATGATGTTTGATTACCATCATTATCTACCAAATAACCATTTTTATTAATAAAATATCTACTGTTTGCAGCAGTATGGTTTATCTGTGCAAATGCAGATGATGCTTCTGATTTATAACTATCAAATGCAGTAGATTGATTAACAACCCTCTCACTTACTCCTGATATTTTAGAATCTAAACTTAATATATCTGTTGTTTTTGCAAAGTCTCCAAGTCTGGTGGAAATCTCTGTTCCTGCCAAATCATGGACGATTGCTGCCATATCTTCCTCTGATGCTCTAATGGCTTTCTTGACCTCATCCTGAATATTTGTGAGGGAAGGAGTATTTTTTACTTCTTCTCTCAAATCATCTATACCCTTATTCAGTATACCAATAGTCAGGCCATTATTGTTCTCCAGATTATCCATCCTGGCCTTAATGGCATTCATATTGTTTGTCCATTTATAATTATCAATTTCATCCTGTTCAGCAAGAATCTGGAAATTCTCATTGATCTTTTGTATAGACTCTGAAATAATATCAGAATCATTAATCTTATCGATTTTTGAATTATTAGTATTGTTGTCTGCCATAATACAATTGTTGGTTTACTTATTTAGCTAAGGTTTGAATCAATAGAATATATTCTTGATTTAAGGGAATTGATTTTTTCTTCCATTTTACTTATTTTTTTATCAAGTTCATTTTCAATTCCATCAAATCTTGTATCAATACTTACTGCAATTGTAGATTCCAAATTGTTTTTTACCCTATTAATATATTCTTCAAGTTCCTTAATCTTTTTATCCTTATCATTGATAATAGCATTCAACTCATTGATTTCCTCAACAAGTTTATCAATATTACCATTATATATGTCTGGGAATTCCCTTACAGGTGTTGAATTTTCAATTCTTTGCAATTCCATAATCTTTCAAAAATTAGTTCTTGTATCCAATATATGCTGCCACAGCAGTAGTGAACAACCTACTGTTGAACAAATCAAAGAGTAATCCACTGGTAATACCCAATGCCTTGCAGATAGCCCTACCAATTGCTGGACCAATGGTTGCACCAGTGAGTCCACCAACAATAGAACCAAAGAGACCTTCATCAACTTCTTCACCATTCTTAATCCTTTCAGCAATGGTTTCTGCAGCCTCATTGATCATCTTTTCATCTGATTCATTCAGATGGATATCTTCCTCAAAATACTCATTATAATTCTTAATCATAACATTATAGATATAATATATAGTATTTATGGAGAAAGAAAAAGAGAGGGTGGAAATCCACTCTCTCTTTCATTGTTAATTGATTTGAGATTAGTCATCAAATCCACCTGCTGCAATAGCACCAGTCTTGAGGATTGTGAGTCTCTGAGCAATGATTTCAAGACCACGAACAATTTCAACATAGACATCAATGACACCCTTGTTGTTGTCAATGACTTCTGCAGTGTTATTGGTTGTATCCATAACTGTTCTGTAGTCATAGAGACCTCCATTGTTCTTGATTGTCTCAAGGAATTCATCAACCAAAGTCTTGATTTCCATTCTGGTCTGTGCAGTGTTGAACTCAAAGACATATCTTCTCAAGATGCTCTCAATACCATCCTGGATATAGATAGCAGCTTCACGGACATGGATTGAAGAAAGTGCTGAAACAGGAGTCTGCTTTGCAGTCTTGTTTGCATAAACCTCAACACCAACACCCTGTTCCCAGATGATTGAGTTGATACCAACTGGTTCAAGCCAATCTCTGTTCTCATTAACAAGAGTTGCTTCAACACCAACAACCTGGTTGCCGGAGATAACACCTCTCTTCTGACCTGCTACGATTGACCAAGCAAATCCTCTGGTGTACTTCTGGATATAGAGGTTAGAGACATATGCTGCTGGTGGTACTGACTTAGGAGCACTGAGATCGGTAATCCTCAAGTATGGATAGTAGTAAGCACCCCAAGATGCACCATTCTCAAATTTAGGAAGTGTGAACAAGAATGAAGGATTCTTTGAACGGTCACCACCTTCTGCAATGAATTGTGCTTCAACACCACCACTCTTGTTGGTGAATGAAGGATCCAAACTCTTCTTGAAATCAAGCTGTGAAGGGCAGCTTACAATTGCCAATGCACTTGTTCTCCTCTTACACAACTGGGTGTAAACCTTCTTACATTCCTCTTCAAGACCAAGACCAAATGTATCAACCAAATATCTGAACTGTACATAGTCACGGTCAATGAGTGAACCAAAGAGTTTAGAAGTAGTTGTAGGATATTCAGGATTTTCACGGAGCATATCAAGAATCAAATTCTGACGCTCATTTGTACCATTAGGCATTGCATCCTTTCTGATCTGAAAACCATTGAGGCATACCCACTGGAGTCTGTCAGCAACCTTGTCAATAGGAGTAACCTTTACAACAACATTGTCAATTGTACTACCCTGGGTCTTGTAGATCTTATCAGAGCAAACAACAAGGATACCTGCCTTTGTACCAGGTTCATCACCAGTCTTTGGCCAGAAAACATTCTTAACCTCAACAACTCTTGAAATTCTTGAATGTCTCTCATTATCCTTATCAACATATGTGTCAGAAAGGAAGTAATCACCTACTACCACACTTGAATTGATGTCAAGGATAACTTCATTATCTCTTGCAACATAAGGCTTAAGACTATTTCTGTCAAGGAACAAACCTTCACCACTTCTGGAAACAAATTCAGTTACCAATGGTTTAACATCCTTTACAATTTCTGAAACAAAAGGAGAAAAGATATCTGAATCTGAATCTGCTGAACCATCAGGATTTTCATATACATTTGCACCTTCTTTCAAGACTGTTGAACTTGCATATACTGTTGATGCATCACTACCTTCACTTACCCAAGCAAAAGGATATTCTGCACCATCCTTATCTGAACCATTGTCACGGGTGTAGAGATCACTACCAATTCTTACAACCTGGGATTCATCCTCATAGTGGAAGTTGTAACCCAAGAAGTCAAAATCTGTTGGAGGAACAGTTGCAATATTATCATCACCGATAATGGCATTGCATACACTGTGACCAAGGAGGTCAATCTTCTCATCAATGAAATCATGATCAGTATCAACTTCCTCAAGGAGATTCACATTCTCTGCACAAAGAAGACCAACTGTGTCAACATCATCATTGACCAACTTCTGGATCCAAATGTTTCTACCAAGTTTGTCAACAAAGTTAGGAATCAATGAACCAACATACTTTGCACGGAGGTCAACTGAAGGGAGATTCAAGAACTTTGTAAGATTTACATCATTCTCACCCCTGATAAAACCATTGTTATCAAAGTAAGACTGGTAAACAATATCTGAAGAGAATCTCTTATAAGGTGATTCTGCATCACTACCATCATCAATCTTGTAAACCTTGAGAACATCTGCTTCCTGATTCAAGTCATTTTCATCAGGACCAACCAATGTAGCATGATCTGTTCCTTCAAGTGCTGGACCAAAGTCACCACCAACTACATAAACCTCAACAAGGTAATCACTTACATATGAAGTACCATTGAGATATTCAGGAACATTACCTTCACCATACCATTCATTAAGAGTAAGGTTAAATCCCTTTGAAGAATAATCACTTGCCTTCTTAACCAAGATTGATACAGGTTTCTTACCCACATTTGAGAAGTGGAGAATACTGTTGTTCCAATCTGTTCTTGGGTCATTTTCAAGATTTTTTGAAAGGTAGTTATTAACTGCATCAAGATATGCCTCATCACTTGCAAACCAGAACTTATCTGTGTTGTAGAGTGACTGCAATGGAAGGGTCACTGAATACCTGTTGACATCACCTGAACTGACAGAGAATGACTTCTCAACCACCTGATCCTTGTCTGGATCAAGGTTCAAGAGATTCAAGCAAAGTATAGGACCTGCACTCAAAGCAACCAATGCACTTCTGTGGAAGAATGAACCCTTCTTCTCAAGTGAACGGTCAATGTTACCATACAACTTGATGAACTGGGCTGGAGAAGTGACCAACTTTACTGTATTGAATGGACCAATTTTGCTAAAGCCAACAACCAATCTGGAATTGGTAATGGTTATTACATCATTTGAAATTTCAGACTTATCTCTCTCGAAACGATAAGTACCGGCTGATTTCAAATTAATCAATTCTGCATCTAAAGCCATAATTTTATACTTTTTATTATATTATAAGGTATTTATGAAAAACCCATTTTAGACTTTAGACCAGGATTGATATTCCAATTTCATAAATAATATATGTGAAGGCGGAGTCTTCACTACATATAAAAAATAAAATAACAACAAAGATATGGCACTTAGTCACTTTAAGAATTCACATGCTGCCGTTAATAAATGGGAAGTTGTAAATCCTGCTATGTTTGAGGTTACTATTCTTCCTCCAACCCTTGACGGTGATAAAGATGGTGGTGCAGAGCTCACAACACAGCTCCTTCTTGAACACGTAAGGTCTATCTCTGGTCTTGATGGTCTCAACCCTGCAATGGGTACAGTGATCCAGAAGTACAAACAGGCAGATAGAGTTTACCTTGGTGTTCCAGAGCAGACCCACCTTGAGTTGGCAATGACCTTCTCCTTGAACCTTAATGATTCAAATGAGAACTACATCTACACAACTCTCCGTAAATGGTATAACAAGGCTTTCAACCCTGCAACAGGTCAGTATGGTCTCAAGAAAGATTACTGCGGTTCAATGGTAATTGTTGAATACAACCGTGATGGTTCAATCTGGAGAAAGGTTACATGTGTTAATGTAATCCCTGGTCAGCCCACCGGTATGAACGACAGAAACTATGATAGTGGTAATGAAGCCAATGAAATCTCAATGACCTTCAACTGTGATGGTTGGGAGGATGAGACTGTTGGACTTCCTGTCTATAAGTAAAAACAAAGGTGGGGCAACCCACCTTTTTTCTTTTAAAATACCATAATTAACTTTGCCTATGTCAAAAAAGAAAAAATCAGATGATTCCCAAATACCTGAATTGATGGTAGATAAAAATCCGATTACTCTTCTTCCCCTCAAATGTAGAAATGCCAAACAGAAACATTTTTTAAGTGAGATAAGAAACCATGATATAACAATTTGTGATGGTATTGCAGGGTCCGGAAAAACATACATAGCACTTTATGAAGGTATCCTGGGTGTTCTCTCAAAAAGATTTGACAAAGTTATTCTATGTAAATCAGTAATTTCAACACCAAATGAAGAAATAGGATTCATTCCTGGAACAATAGAAGAAAAAATGGAACCGCATATTATGTCATATAAAGGAAATATGGCAAAAATGGTTAATAATGAAGCTAATGTTGAAAGATTGTTCAAGGAAAAGAAAGTAGAAGTTCTTCCCCTTGCATATATCAGGGGGGTTACACTGGACAGGTCTTACATTATAATAGATGAGTCTCAGAACATTACAATGAATCTTTTCAAGTCAATAATCACAAGAATAGGAGATGAAAGTAAAATGGTGTTCCTTGGTGATATAGAACAAGTAGATTTTGAGCAGGAAAGAAAAAGGAAACAATCAGCCCTACAGCATATTATTGATTTGTTCAAGGATGAGAAATACATAGGATACTGTCACTTCAATGATGATGAAGTAGTTAGAAATCCGATCATACCAAAAGTGATACAGAAATTAAGAGATTGGAATGATAAATAAAAAAAGGAGGTTTTGAGACCTCCTTTTTTGTTATGTATGTATCTCTTCTGCCTTTGTTGTGATGACATGTTTCAATCCAACCAGTTCTTTCAGGTAAGCAATCTCTCCTGCAAACATACCATTTGGTTTACCATAATAATAAGTCAATGCACATACATTGTCAAGTATCTTCTCACCACATATAGTCTTAAGATAAATAGGTGGTTTGCTATTACCATAGCTACTCCAGATAGCATCACCAAAGATCAGATAGACAGCATCTCTTTCCTTTCTTCTGATTTCCATAATGGTTTCAGCAACATCTTCAAAGTTCTCAATTCCTCCACCTGGTTCCTGCTTGTCAATGAAATCCCAGGTCTGTGAAAGGACGACATCCTTACCATCAAGCTTGAGCATCTTTGAGTTGATCTTTCTTGGAAGGACAATGTGCTCACCGAATCCATAAACAATCACATCAGTATAAGAGAGTTCCTGACAGAGGTCAATAACCCTACCCAGGAAGGTGAATACCAGGTCTTTCTCAACTGATCCCGAGAAGTCCACAAAACAGTAAATCTTCTGAATCTGACCATGACCATATGACTTGGTTGGAAGGACCGCACCTCTCCAAAGATGGTTTTTGTGACCATAGACAGTCCTGTTCTTCACCTTTGACATATCACCTTTCATCACAGACTTGGATTTAAGGAATACCTTTAACAACTCTCTCCACTCTGTATTCTCTATCTTTGACCTCATTGCACTCTTTACAACAGTCTTTGCAAGAGCAGATCCGCCTCTCTTCTTACATTTCTTCTCAAGACCATCCACAACCTCTCTCTTGATCTTCTCCATCTCTTCTTCTGTATATTCCTTGGTTGTGTCTTCATTTTTGGTCTTGGTCATCTTTTCAATATCTTCTTCAGAAAATCCTGAATTCTTCATATCCTCCTTGAATGCATCATCTGACACATTGGTCTTATGCTCACCCGCCAGATTTCCTGAACCAGTCTCTCCTTCCTTGAGGTCTTCGGATGCCTTTTCAAATCCTTCACTGTCACCTTTTTCCAATGCATTCTTGAGGTCTGTGAGTTTCTTGTCCTTTGCAGACATTGGTTTACCTGTTGCGCCCGGTCCTTTTCTTCCTGATTCAGTTTGTTTTCCACTTGAACCGTCACCACCCATACTTCCTGAACCAGATTTACCATCTCCTTCACTACCTGATTCCTCACCGCCACCATCAATGGATTCAGTTCCACCTGATTTACCACCTGATTTACCACTATTCTTGTCCTGTCTCATCTTGTCAATGGCCTTTCCAATCTCATCCTGTAGTTTTTCTTCTTCAGATTTGTCAGAATCACCACTTCCGGAACTGCTTGAAGGATCCATTTCTGAAGTATCAAGGTCTGAAGTATCTGCATCATCATCACCAAACTCATTCTGCTGGTAATCAAAGTCATCAAACTCATCATCAGAACCAGAAGTATCGATTTCTACCTCTTTCTTGAGTTTTTCCAATTCATCATCAGCATCCCAGAGTGCCCTGTTCTTCTTGAATTCCTTGTCCTGTGGTTTTCCAGATATCTTACCTTTCAATTCAGGAGACAGGAAATCATCAGGGAGGTCTACCTTGGAATCCATAGACATAGAACTACCAGAATCACCACCACCCCTTGCTGATAAATTATAGAAGTACTTGGCAAACTTCTCCCAAGCAGTTTGAAGTCCCTGCTCGGTGGTTTCCATATCAGGACTGACTGGAATAGATTTGACTACCTTTTCAGCCTTTTCTTCAGGGATTTCTTCTGCCTCATTGACAGTCTTCAATATGGAATCTAACTGTTCAAATATACTTATCATAATATATTGTTCAAATTTATTTTATTCTTACTTTTTAACCTCACCCTTCTCGATCAAATCCATCCACATCATCCTACTCTTCTCATCCAAGGCCTTGGGGTCAATAACACCCTTGTCCATAAGTTCCTTCAACACTGCTTCAGGACCTTCTTTCTTGAGTTTTTCTGTGAGTCTCTTCATTTCTGAAATATATGCTTCCTTGAAGTCATCACCAACCCTCCATACCTTCTGGGTCTTGAGAACCTTACCAATGATTCTCAATTTCTCTGCTGCCATCTTCACCATAGAACCCTTTGCATCTTCATCAAGGTCTTTGTTGAGGATAGCGTCAAATGCCTTGAAGACAAACTCAAACACACCATCAAGGAGTCTCTGCATATCTTCCTCTGTCTTGTTGAGGATAGTTTCATCTTCTATGAGTGCAAGCAAATCAGGAAGGAAGGATTCTTTCAGTCTGGATAGTGTATCTACAACTGAATCAATGTCATTCTTATCCATCTCACTGAACTTGTATGCTGTCAATGGTTCAAGCTTGTCTGCACATTCCTTCACCAGTTTTGCGGTATTATCAGAAATCAATGAACCTCTCTCTGAAGAATCCTTAATCTCAAAGTCATGAAGTTGTCTAAAGTTGTTCATCACCACAATGATCTTCCTCAATGGATGAGTCCTCATAAACTTCTCTTTCCTTTCTTCTTCTTTCTTTGCATCTCTTTCTTCTCTCTTCTTCTTCAGTTTAGCCTTTTCCACATCATCTGAAATAATGTCTTCCAAAGTATCTTTTGCCTTATCAAAGAGATCCCGCTTCTCTTCCTTGGATAATCCACCTTCCTTCATCTTCTTCATAGCATCTTTTAATGCCTCCCTGGCTTTATCGACATCCTTTTTAGTATCATCTGTAGATTTTCCAAACTGACTTCCGATCTCTTCTACATTCTCATCCATATCATTCATCAATTTGTCAATGTCTGCCATAGTCTTCTCGAACTCTTCATCAGACATTTTTTCAGGATCCTTATAGAGGTCATCAACAAGATCATCTATATCAAGACCAAGGTCACCAATGTCACCAAGTTTTGTTTTCTGAAGGTCTTCCAACTCATCCTGAAGAGTCTTCTCACCAGTCTTTTCCTTTCCAAAAAGATCATCAATAGTCCTCTTGAGTTCCTTCCTGGCAGCCCTCTTCTCATCATCTGTGGAATCCTTATCTAACAATACCTTGGATGCCTTCTCAATTGCTTCAAGAAGTTTCATTTCAACAGTGTCAAGTGAGAATCCATTTCTCTTGAGCCAGTCTTTGTACTCTTCATCACCTGCTTCTTTCATAATCTCCTCCCAAGTCTTACCAGTGTATTCCTTCTTGTAGAGACAATTCATAGATGACCAGAAATCTTCAGACACGATTCCATCATCAACCATAGATGCATTCACTTCATAGTCCATACAGATATTTGCCTTTTCATTGGCCTTTTCATATGCACTTTCTGCTCCTGCAAACATCTCTCTTGGATACATCTCTGAAAACCTGGCAAGATGGTTGAAGAAGATATGGAACATCTCGTGGAAAAGAATACCAAACACCCTGTTGCTGTCCATCTTACAAGTGTGATATACATAACTACAGTTTATCCAGAGGTTATTCAAGTCATCAACACACATAGTGTTAGTGATTTTACTTGGAAATGTCGGAATGTACATAATCTTACACTTTGCCATAAAGAGATAAAGATATGGGTAATCCCTCTGCATCTTATAGACAGCATCATTACAAGTCTTGATGATTTTTATGGCATCCATAGGTACAAATTCTTTCTTTTCCAAATCATAAACCGGAATAGTACCAAGACTTGCTACTTCATCCTCATTACCCACATTTGCATCATATATATTTGATTCAAACAAAGGATAATTGTATCTTAAATAATTCATAAAGCTATAAACGAATAATATATTATATTTATGAAAAAGGAGTGGTTTCCCACTCCTTTCCAAAAACTATTTGGATTTCTATTACATCAAATCCTTTTCTTCAATACTGTATCTTCCATCAACTGCCTTAATATAATCCTTAAGAGCAATACGATTTGTCTTGTTGGTAGCAATCTCAAAGAACTTGAAGAGATTAATGTGCATAATCTTAATAATGTTATCCTTTGTTGCAGGATAAGTCTTATTCATTGTGTTGAACAAATTCATAAGAAGATTTACATCTGGAAGATTCTCAGAAGAATACACAACCTTGATATGGTTCTCAACTCTCTTTGCAACCTCACTGCACTTCACAGTTGAAGGGATTTCATAGTCAGGATTTGAGAGGAGTTCCTTCACATTAACAGCAGTCTTTGCATGAGTCTCAAGGAACTTGACATACTTGCTTGCCATCTCTGAACCAATAATACCATCTGCCCTCAACTTAATCACGTCTGAAGGAATGTCAGAGATTTCTACATATCCATGTTTCTTCTTATAGAGATACAACTGATTCATAAGCATAGACCAGGTACGAGGAGTAGGCCAACCAGTCTTACCCTTCTGGTATTCCAGTGGTCTGATGGTGTGCCAGTTGGTGTATTCATGTGTATCTGGGTCTTCATCCATCATAAGGAACTCAATGGTAGCATCATCAAAATGACCTTTATCAACAGCCCATTTCTTCCACTCATCAAATGAAGGGATGAAGTTATACTGACCACCACCGAAACGGGTACCAACCACAGCACCAGTTGCACTGAAGCCCTTTTCTACTTCCTCATCATCTTGAGGTCTGTTGGAGCAGGCAATGATAGCCCACTTGTCACCAAGTAAGAATTCATCATTGTATGTTCTGGTGAGCAAGAGCTGCATCAAAATCTTGAAGATGTTCTCATCTGCACGGAAGAATTCATCCATAAGGAGGATACCACCTTCTGTGGTCTCTGTAACCTTAATCCTACCACCTTCATACCTTCTGTCAACATGACCATTGGCGATAGCATTGAGGATATCAACCTCTTCCTGGTTTGAAGAAATCTTGAAGCAAGGAAGCCAGGTCTTTGGAGCCTCTGTAGATACCTTACTCATATTCTTCTTCACCGCATTGATAGTTTCAGGGTCAATACCTGTTTCAGCAATAATCTTGTTGAGCATTGGTCTTTCCTCAAGATACTCACCAACAGTCTTGTCAACTGGGATAGGAAGAGTGAAACCATCAACTGTGAGGTCACCACATTCAACAACCATCAAGGCCTTTCTCTTGAGGGTCTTTGAATTGTCACTGTTCCAAGTGTTGATGATATTTCTAGGAATAGTTGATTTACCAATACCAGGAGCACCCCAGATAAGAATGGCCCCACCATAGTCTTCACCAGTCTCACCAGGTACATTATCGACAGCATCATTCAAAAGTTCAAGCAAATCCTTTGATGTGATATCTGGAACACCAATAAGACCACCTTCTTCAGCACTGAATCCAACTCTCTTGAAGTTCTCTTCATTGAGAACCTGGAGGTTTCCTGTGTTACCATATTTCTCATAGTGTTCATTAATCATACTCTTGAAAGTCTGGTAATTCTTGTACTCAATACTGTCCTTGTCAATGATACCATAGTATTCAGGACTCTCGACAATATCACCTTCCTTCTTGACATCATCATTGATGTATTCATTATCAACAGCACAGAAAGCAGATACACCAGGAATTGCACCAGAGGCAATTACATTAAGGGATGTATAAGGACTCACTGCCTGGCAGACAAGACCATCCTTTGCGAAGAAAGCAACAAAATCACCAAACTTGATGGCAACACGGTTAAAGAACTTCTTAACCTTGTCGACACCCTTGTTGATGAAGTCCTTTACTTTACCTTCATTAACAAACTGATCAAACTCAATAACATGATTGAGTTTTCCTTCTTTTACAGCTTCTTTTTCCATTTCATCAAACATTTCATTCCAATATTGTGTGAGGATTTCACTTTCCTCATCAGCAGCAGCACCAATAAGAGGGAGTTCTGCACGGACAGACTTCATAATAGTCTTCCTGGTTGAAGGGTCAGTCACTATATGACCATCAGAATCTCTTTCAGGAACTTCAATGAATTTAGGAGTCCACCTCTTGAGAGACTGATTGAACTTTGAGAATGAGAACATATTCTTAAAGTCAGCGCAACTGGATACATTCCAACCACAGATACTGTCATTGTTGAAAGATGACTTATAGAACATACCCTCCATATGGATAACACTACCTGTATCCCAACTACTCAAGTCTGCATCAACTATATCAGCAAATGCAAAGAGGGCAGACATATCCCTCACCTCTGATACATTGAGTTTACGGTAATAGAGTGAGTTGGCCTCCTGCTGGATACCTTTCTTCACAAATCTGTCATAAAGAGCATTGATAACAACAAAGATGTTACGCTTTGGCTCACCCTTGGAACTTGATGTCAACTTGATTGCACCTGTGATAGTTTTTTCAAGTTCAGTATGGACTCTTGATCCTTCCTCACCTTCGACTTCACCGGAGATAGGTTCATCCTCTTCAGCATCACCACTTATAATCTTATCATCAGCATCTTCACTGAATGCGTCATCATCAAACAACTTCTCATTCAATTTGACTGCTTCATATGCATTGATACCCACCTGGATTGATTCATTGATAGATTCCTTATCACTTTCAACAGATTCATTGACAAGTTTCTCATTTTCTATGAGCCACTTATCAAATGCCTCTTCTACTTGTTCTGGGGTCAATGTGGTATTGCTCTCATTCAAATTCTTCTTGAAAGACTCATACCAATCCATAACGGCAGGACTTAATAATTGTTCAAGTGTCATAATATTATAATTTGTATTTATTTTACTTATTAGTTCTCATACTATCTGCAAGGTCTTCCTTCCAATCCTCAAGACCATACTTACCACGAAGTGCCTTTGAGTATTCACAGATAACACGCCAGGTCATTGTATTGTGGTCAGGATCTACAATGAGTTTATCAACCTCTGCTACGAATTCCTCTACCATATCTCTTGGGATGATACACAAGGCATCAGGAATCTCTGTGTGACCATATTCATACATGATTTTGTCCTTGATGACATTCCATACAGATTCTGCCATAGGGGAGATGTCAAAGTCCTTGAAACGGTCAATGATTGCACTCCAGTGACCGGGACCAACCTCTCTTCTGAGGACATCTCTTGTATCATTACCTATGACAATTACCACACCATTATATATATACTTATCAGGCATCAATGGAACAGTCTCTGACTGGAGTTCCTTCCATTCATCTGCAATAAGTGTCAATGCATTGGTTCTGTCAAACTCAACACCCAATTCCTTACGGAGTTCATTGAGTCTCTTCTCCTGGTATGCGAGTTTCTCTGATGTGGATTTACGTCCCATCTCCTTGAAGTATCTCTCCTGTCTTGTGAGAACACCAGTCTTATAGAGCTTGGTTCCTGTGTCCTTTGTGTTCTGGAGAGGATAGGTCACCTCTGACTTGGTACCATCTGACTGAAGGGCAGATTTCCAAACAGCGATCTTCTTTGGTTCAGAGAACAAGTCTGGGGAGTCATCAAAGATAAGGAGCTTGTCATTATACTGATAAAGATAGTTGAAGATACTCTCAGCAGTTGTAGAACCACTGGAGATATTCACATAATCACGACCACTTACCATATTGTTCTCTTCAAGTACTTCCTGGATGGAGTGAGATTTACCAATACCACCAATACCTGTGATAAATAAACCTCTCTTAACCATTGCGGAAGCGTCATCCGCATCAAGTTTACCATTCTGCTTTACATAATGGCACATTGCTGTTGCCATAATCTTGAGTTTCCTGAGAGTCCTGTTGTACTGTCTTGTATCTTCTGCGATCTCTGCCTTTCTTGCATCTTCCAAAGCCTTGAGTTTTTCTGCCTCTTCTGCCTCAAAGTCTGATGTGTCAAGGTCTGTGTCATAATCCACTGTGATAGCAGGAGAACCACCCTTGTACTTCATCTTGTACTCATCTGCAAGGGATTTGAAATCTGCATCCATTGCACTGTACCTGTCACTGAAAATATCACAGGCAAGTTCAACAATATACTTTGCAGAACCTTCATTGGCCTCATGCCTTGGTGAGAATGCTGCAAGAATCCTTGTGATATTCCTATCTGATCCAATACCATTCTTGAAAATCAACTTGGCATCACCCTTGGTATTCTTTGAAGCAATGTCATATACAAACTGCTTGTCAGTCCAAGGGAATTTCTTGAAGTTGAGAATATTACCCTTACTGTAACCACCACCGAATCCACCAGCCTCAAGAAGGACACTTTCACTAATTTCAGGAGCAGGAGCATTCAAGTCATCTACAAGCTGAATAAGCATGTCCTTGAAACCAAACTTCTTTGTGGAATAGGTGACAATGGCCTTGTTTGTTTCACCAAGCTGGAAGTCATTAAAAACAGAAATAATTTTAGTATTTGTGTCACGGCAGCAGACAATACTCTTGTGATTATCATTTACACCATAGAACCAAACACCAGGAACACCATTGAGGTAGATGATATCATGATAGATACCAAACTCACCAATACCGGCATCCTTCAATTTCTTTGAAACAATATTTGAGATTTTTAATATGATGGGATTTTCATACACCGCCTTTGTAGTAATGACATCATCCTCTGTAACCTTCTTGACAGGGGCATCATCATTATAATCAGCATCAACTGCTTCCTTCAATGCCTTTTTCTTCTCAATAAATTTATCAGAATCAAAATTCTTGAACTTTTTTATCATATCTTTACCTTATGATTATATAATATATGTTATTTATGAAAACCTAATTAACATATAAATTTTCATACACATCACTATTGTCCAATTTTTGCTTAATCTGCCTATATCCCCAATTCCTTGTACAGATATCCACCTTGTTTTCATAACAGTCTCCAGGAACAACCAGATTCTTATCAGTGGAATCAAAACTCAAGGCATATTTGATACCCCTCTCATTCATCACAGCAAGCTTACCAAACAGTTCATAGTAATCTACACTCCCAAAATACTTACCTGTACTCCTGGTCATCTCATAAGGAGGATCCAGATAGGCAAAATCATCCAGATTCATAGCATCCAACATTGTCTTGTAATCACACCTCTTGAAAATGACATTATGGTCATTGAGAAGTTTACTCCACCTGTACAGTACCTTCTTCAGTCTCTTGGGCTTGATGCCTTCCCTGGTGAGATGGAATGTGTTATTAAACTGACCATATTTGTTATATCTGGGAATTCCATTGGTACAGGTTCTCATCAGGAAGAAGAAACAATAAGGACTCCTGGTCTGATTAAATTCTTCCCTGACCATCTCAAAATATTTCTTCCTGTCCTGTACATCTTCAAGGGAATGCATATCCTCCCACATCCTGGAGTACTCATTGAAAAGTCCATCCGGGTCTCTCTTGACTGTATTCCACAGGTCGATCAGATCACCATTGATGTCAGAACAAACACACCTGTTCACATAGTGCTTATATGAACTCAATAACTGGAAAAGGACAGAACATCCCCCACAGAAAGGTTCATAGTATGTATCAATGAAATTGGGGAAATATTGAACAATATCTCCACTCTGGACTCTTTTAGATCCAATCCATTTTATGATTGGTTGTACATCTACCATATAATTAAAAATAACAAAACCTCCCACCTAATTTATTTATATAGGTGGGAGGAAAAACAATAAATATGAACAAGAATCACTTCACATTACGAAATGAAGTTTTTTTATCAAAACCATGTGACTCCAAGTGCTGTACATCTGTCCTGTTGTCAATGATAGGTGGTTCTTTGATGGAGAGAAGATAATCTGTGACATTGTTCCAGACATCTTCCGCCGGAATCAATGATGGGATCCAGGTTCCATCCATTATAGGATTCTCATCATAGTTACCATTCCTGTCTGGTTTGATATAACCAACCTTGGAAACTGCATCATAAAACTCATCATCCCTCTTACAAGCGATTCTCCAAGGCATATCAAGATGATTATATGTAAGTTCTCCTATGAGAATTGGTGCTTTAGATTTGGTCTTGGACCTGTCAAAGGTGAACTTCCTCATCAACTTTGGAACAATCTTCACCTCCTTGTCAGTCTCATTCTGAAGTACCCTGTACACCAGGAATGTATATGCAACAGAACCAATCACAAGTCCGAAGAAATTAGATGTGACATTATATGCATCAGGAAATTCATTGGATTTTGAAGGATGATATCCCTTACCCCATTTCCTATATGCCCAACCACCATTCTCATAACCTTTATCCCAGTCATATCCAGTATTATAAGTGCTGTCACTATTGGGGTCTTTTCCATTCTTCCAGGTACAGAAAATATTTTCATACCCCATAGGATATCTCTCATCTATGATACTGGCAGTCTTGTTCACCAACCTTTTGGAGTTCCTACGGTCATAGGTGATATACTCATCTATACCCCAGACACCTGCCAGGTAATCATAGTAATCTTTCTTGTTATCTATTATTCTCATAATATATCTACCACATATTTTGTGGTATTCTGTTGTCTATCAAATACTCTATATGATTTATAAAATCCTTCTGTCTTTTTTCAATAACTATTTCATCTGCATATAATGATGATGTTTTATATGCTTTACACTCACCAGACCTGTTAAACTTATATGAAAGTTTTATATGTTCTTTACCACAATTGTTATAGAATGAGCAGTCCCAACAAGGATAATCTTTATAATTACTCATAACTTACTTTACACTACAAAGATACTAAATTTTTCAGACTATTCCAAATTTATTTTACATTAAATCCAATTCTCTTTTTCTTCTCTTCCACAAATGACTCTTCAGGATTGAAAAGCTCCGCCAGGGAGATATCCTTATCTACCTTCTTTAATTTGAACTTCTCCGCAACCTTATTCGCCCTGTCTTTGTCCAGAAGATCAAACTCATACTTACACCTACATCTTCCAGGTCTCAACAAGGCCTCATCAATCTTCTCATAATCTGTGTTGAATGTACAGATAATCTTGATATTAAGTGCATCTGAAAGAAGACCATCAGTCATATTCAGCAAGTCAGTGATACCTTCACTCCTGATATCATCATCAACTGTGACCAGATTCTCACAATCCTCTATGATGAACACATTTCCCCTATTTCTCATAAGGAAGTTGAGACTAGTAGGGTCCGTCAATGCATCAAAGAGCTTGCAAGGAACATAGATGAACTTCCTGTCCTCCGTACCACATTCCTTGATGAGATGCCTGATATATGTACTCTTTCCTGTTCCGGGTTTTCCATAAAGGAGATATAGTCCATTCTTGTCATTCTCGATTGAATGTACTATTTTCTTGTGTACCTCTTCAAATCCCTCATTATATACATCATAATCCAACTCACCATCCAGTTTGATGTCAAAGTCATTGAGATACATATCAGGGTCTTTCACAATGGCATAACACTTCACCTTGTCATCATCCTGGTTGTATTTCTTGATGTATTTCTCAACAACATCATCAATCACCTTTGTTCCGAGATGGGTGATGAAATTCAAATTGTCATATTCATAATAAATCATCAACGGTTCATTCTTCGATACAAGATAGAACCTGGATGTGTAGATGTTGTTGTCATCATTGGTAGTGTAATCATCATCGTCATTGGAAACTACAATCGGACCTTCCTTCTCCTTCTTCTTTGACTTGTTGTACTCATACAACATAGGTTCAAACTCACCTGATGCAACCAAGTCATTGAATATCACATTGTAGATGTCAAACTTCTCATCCTCATCACTCCTGTGTATATCCATATAAAACTGATATACAGGAATTTTATTGAACAATTCCATATACCAATAACAAGGATCAACCGCCCTTGTATTGGCATTTACAAACAGATTGTTACTTATCTGTTTTATACCATTACCTATCTTAATCTCTGCCATATCTCTTATTCCATATGATTGTTAGTAAATACAATATCTGTCCTTTCAATAAGTTTCATCTTATTGTAGTTGATATCCACCCTGAACTTGGTGTCTTTTCCATCACCCTCACGGATTTTCAGAACCTTGAACCAATAATAAGGGATTGTTGAGTTCTCTCCAGGTATTTTCTCACCGATTCTCATCTCTTCTGTCTGGATGATACCAATTGCATTATCAACAGTGTGCATAAGTCCCATTGATTCTGACACATCCGTGATATTGATGTCTGAACTGTCAAGTGCAGACCTACCAATCTGAGATGCTGTAATCATAAGTACATCATACTTCACGGCAAGTCCCCTCAAGTCCTCTGCCAGGGTCTTGATTTTCAGATAGGTGTTCTCGGAGTTGGGCTGACGGTAGTTGCACATAATGTTGATATAGTCTATAATAACTACATCTACCTTGTATTTCTGTGATTCCTCCACTTCCTTGATATACCTCTCCACATCCAGTACAGTACCCTGACCCGTAGGGAATTCCTTGATTCTCAACTTACCTGGCTCAAAGAAACTGTTCTTCACAAAGTTGTTCAGTTTCCTCTTCACCTTTCCGGGATCTTCCACCATCTTGTCATAATCCTCCAGGGTCATATCCAGGAGATTGGCAGAGATACGCCTGGTGACCTTCTCCTTTGCCATCTCACAGGTAATGAAAATCACATTCTTACCCTGTCTCACATAGTTGGCGGCATCATTACAGAGAACAATGGACTTACCCACATTTGTACCACCAATATAAACTGTCAGAGTCTTATGGTCAAGTCCTCCTTTTGAACATTTATTCCAATACTCCCAGGTGGATGGTATCTTGTCTGTCTTGATATTCTTGTGACTGTCAGGATCCCAGAAGTCATCACCCAAGTCTCTGTCAAAGGAGATGAGATTGGTGTCCGCAACGCAAGTCGCAGCCCTTCTCACCACATCCCTCACATTCTCCAGGGTCACATCTGTGGTCTTCACCAATGTAGCAGCCTCAAACAGGTTGTGATTGAGACTCCTGAACAAAATCCACCCTTCAGTGGTGTCCTTCAGGAAGTCATCATCATATGCATTGATTTCTACATCATATATACTGTCCACAATTTCAGGTGACAATTCCTTCTTGTCTCCCTTGATAATGGACTTCATCTGCTCACAGGATGGGGATTCCTTGTATTCCTGAAAGAACAGTTTGGCATTATTGGCCAGATATTGTATTTCAGGATTGTTATAGAAGTCTCCACCCATACTCAAAAGATACTGTGGTCTCTTCAGAGCATAAGCAAATATAAGTTTTTCCTGGTCTATAGTGGTTTTTAAAGATCCCATGGTGTCTTGATAATTTTATACCTTGTACTGTTTTTTTTAATGTACCCCAAATCCAAAAGGATTTCAATGATTTTGGATATCTTTTCTTCATCTAGTTCATATCTGTTCTCCATCTTTGCTTCAGAGAAGAGATTAGTGTCAGCACTCTCTGTACAACTTTCATAGAGAACATCAAGTGGGGTAGGATAACCTGGAAGGCATTTGTTTATACCTGATATGTATCTCACCTGTACTTTATCTTTATCTAACTGTATCATTTGACTATATTTTATCACTCTAAAAATAACAAAAAACATGGCAATTCATAAATAATTTATACTTTATATAATAAGAAAATACTATGGTATTAACATTTAAGGATTATTATAACCAGCAGGTAAATGCTGAACCAATTTATGAAAATAACAGTTCAAGTGTAGAATCATCAAATAACAGACCTACTATTGAAAACATCAAATATTATAAAGTCTCAAAAGAAGACTATATAAAGGCGATGAATGCATATGATGTTGATTTGAACAAATTTAAAGCTGGTGTCATAGAAGAGAAACCATCAAGACCAACATATGTAAAGGGTGCAGAGAGTGGTGTATATTTCAAAAGAGCATCCAAAAAATGGTGCGCTGAACATAAGAGAAACAGAACATATGACTTTGTTGATATCAAAATTATTCCCCTACTAAAGCACGGTAAACTTTTCAGAACATTGACATCTGATGATAATTTCAAAAAACTCCTTTATCTGGTAAATGAAAATGGTAATTTAAAACTTAACAAAGAAGTATTGAGTATATTGAAGCCTTTCCTTTTCAAACCAGAAACCACATTCAACAAACAATTCACTAATCTTGCAAAAACTACTGATGCTGATGTTGAAAGAATTGAAGAAATTAAAGCAAAGTTCAAAGATGACAAAGAATTGAATAAGACATTCAAAAACTTGGTTGAATCAATCTGGGATTATTTTTCAAGCAGCATACATAAAGTATATAAGAAAGCAGCAATCAAGAATGAAGAAGAAACTGATTTGGCAGACCTTGAAGAAGAAGGGCTTGAAATAACAGTCTTTGATAAACTCCTTGAAGAATTCTGTAATGATGAATATAATGAGGCAACAGAATATGAATATGATATGAAGATTCTCAATGAGCAACAGACAATTCTTTCATTTGAAGACTTCTTATTTGAAACAGAATAAAAACAAAGGGTGAGATTCAATTCTCACCCTTTTTATTTTCAAGTAGATATTTCTTTTTAGTTCCCCAGTATTGTCTCCATCTTTTTACACAAGCAAGATATATTAAATCCCACTGCTGAATCTTATTGAGTTTATTCCACTGTCCTCTTAAGTCCATAATAGAATTATTCAAAAACAAGTGTCAGACTATCCTCTTCAACTTCTGTGGTGAATTTGTAACCAACATGTTCAAGAAAAGAAGGAATGTGTTCCTTAAGGTCTTCATAAGTTGCCTTATCAAAGAAGAGAGTCCTATATGACTTGTTCTTCATATCTGCAAAGATGTTGATAGACCTGTTGACATCACAGAACAAAAGTGAATCCATCTTTTCTGTATCTTTCTTCCACATAATCCACCTGTAGGGGAACATCTTCTTGATAAACTTTGGAAGCTTGAACCAGAAAGTGATGGGTTTGCGGATGGCAAAATGACCATATCCACCCCACCCCCTGGCATTTACAAGAACACCTTTATACCTTTTATGAAATTCAGGATTGAACCCTTCCTCAAAATAAACAGAGTGAGTACTGGTGAAACAATCAAGTGTGATTTCTTCAATATTCTTCATTTCTTATATTCTTTTCTTACTACAAAGATAATGATTTTTTTTGAAATTTCCAAATATTTTAGATATTTTTTACAGATTCCACAACATAATTCTCTATGTCATCCTTTGTACCCAGGGTACCATCTGGTTTAATTGCAAACATATGTGTGCCAAAAGGTTCTTCACCACCTTCAACATCAACATCATATCCCAGACACATCTTACCTTTTAACTTTTTAGAATAATCATATATAGGATACCATCTGTCAAGAAGTGGAGTCTTGTCTTCTTCAGACCTACAAAGATTATATTCACCTTCTTTATTCTTTATAACACATACATCCTTGAACAACTGGGCAACCACCTCATAGTCATCTGTATTTTCCGGTTCAACAACCTTAATCATACCACTCTTCAATGGATTGGGAGTACCTATATAATCCCAATCAACCATATCAAAGATTTTGGTATTTCCAGTATATTCATATTCCTGGATGAGAAGTTTCTTCATCTCTGTGAATGAAGCAGCATCAACAGTACCTCCTGTATGATGTTTGTGTGCTGTAAGTGTCAATCCTCTTGAAATACCTTTCTTATCAACTACAGTCTTAACAAACTTATGGTTAGGGTCATTATAGGTATATTCATAACCAAGTTTCAACATCAACCTTTTTAAATAAACAAAAGGGATGTCTCTCCTTACCTCATTCAGTTGTATGTATTCATTAAATTTCAGTATCATAGTTCATCATCTGTGAGTCAGACCTGGTTAATAGTCTAATTGATTCATTAAAATATTTATGAAAAAATCCAGGATTTCTCCTGGATTTTCATTTAATTCAACTGGTTTCCAATCAAATCTCCAATGGAATCTGTCTCATCCGGAACATCATCCTCCTCAAAGACTTCCTCAACACCATTGCTTTCAGCATACTTGAACTCTGACTTGATATACTCATCCAGTCTTTCAAGTCTTTCCTTGGTGAATGCCTTGGATGTGAATATCTGGTTGAGAGGAATGGTTGTTCCATCATCAAGACAATATCCCCTGGCAGTCTCACTTGGTACGAAATACTGTACCACACCATTGTTCTCACATCTGATATATTCCTCATTAGGACTCTTCAGATATTCCTTCTCTGTGATGAACTTACCCCTCTGGATACCACACCTTTCAAATGAGATGTATTCCTCAAGACCCACATAAGGGTTCATACCATTCACATATGAGATATAGAACTTCACCTTGACTGGCTTACAGAATCTGTTCTTCTCTGGCTGGGCTGTGACAATGATACCTGTCTGTGTGTTGTCAGTTCCTTCCTTGAGTTTGGCCTTGGAGAGATTGAGAATGATACTTGCACCATAGACCAATCCTTTACCACCAGACTGGATATTGGTAGGAACATAAGCATCAGTGGCAGCATACACATGGTTGGAGAAAGCAAATGTACCACCAATGATACCCATCTTCTGCATCAGGATTCTGAAGATAGACCTAATCTGCTTTGCCCTGGTCATATCAGACTTGTCATTACCTGACTTAGCATCATCAATCTCCTTCTGGGTTGCAAGATTACCTACTGAATCCAGGATAAACAATACTTTAGGAATGTTCATACCCTGTTCCTTCTTCTCAATAAGAAGGTCAACTGTCTGGGTGATATTGGTCTTGAACTCCTGAACAGTACCAACAGGTTCATAACGGAACTTGGATGGATCCACCCCAAACTGTGTGAGCTGTGCCTTCTCAATCGCATTTTCTGAATCATACCAGATAACAAAGATACCCTTCTTCTGAGCTTCCCTGGCAATGTTCAAAAGAAGATAGGTCTTACCAACACCTGACTCACCAGAAATACAGATACTCCTGTTATTAGGGATACCTCCAAAGATACTTCCAGTCAGACAGGCATTACAAGCATAGTTACCCACAGGGATATAATCTGTAATTGCTGACACACCAGCACCATCAGACATCAATCCACCCCACTTGGAGTTCTTTGACATCTCTTTATTCAAATCACTAAAACTAAAATCTCCGCCTTTTGCCATAACTTAAAACTTTTATACACTAAATATAACAAAAAGAGAGTGAATTTACTCACTCTCCTTTCTAATTTTCTTTCGTATTACCGGGTCACTTATCTTTTCCAGTAGTTTATCCAGGAATATAACTGCCTGTGTGTTCTTCACTTCTCCATGATCAGTACTGGTGACAATATGTCCCCATCCCCAAGGAATGGGTGATACTTTATCAAGAAGTCCTTTTTCAATGAATGGTACACTCTTAATCAATCCCTTTGTGATACCAATGCAGAATATATCTCCTGGACAAACTACACTTGATTCCAGAGATATCTTTTCACCACTTGCTGAAATTGGGATGGTTATTATATCACCATTATTACCAAGATCCATTTTGTAACCTTCATCCAGTTCATAGTTCTGAAGAAGGTATTCATATAATCCAGGTACATCCAGATTATCAAGATTTTCCCAGGTGATGAGATCTTCTTTCCTTTCTTCATCACCTCTACTTCTCCTATGGACATCACCCCAGAAGGATTCTCCTATAAATGTCTTGAAATCAGGTATCATTTTGATTTTTTAGTTTTCTTTTTCTTTGGAAGTTCCTCTTTACTTGTGAGTTTGAATTCCTTACTTGGATCGATCACAATGTTTGCCTTCTTCATAAAGTCCTTGCAGAGAAGCATCCTACTCCTGTAGTTCTTTGTACCAGTAAGGTCAGAAATCTTGAGATCAATAAGTTCATCCTCATATGTCTTTCCATTGAACTTGATGTTAACCTTGATGACAGGTCTCTCTGTTGACTTACCATGATGCCAGATTCTGATGTGTTTCTCAACATCAAACTTCTTCTCCTCACCATTGAAATCAAACTTCACAGTCTTCTCATCCTTGTCCTCATAGTAATCTTTTACTATTAAGGCATTGAGGGCCGTGTTACCGGAATCCAGTTTCACTTTCATCTTACCGAGTCCTTCAATTTCAATGACCTCCTTGAGACCAGCGACTTCTTTTCCGTCAGTGGTCTTTGGAGACTTTGGTGCTTCAGGGATGAATGACTCTTCCTTGACACCTATGCTTTTTATGAATTCATTAAATTTCTTTAACATCTTATTCTACTGGTTTAAATCCTAATTGGTCTTTGTCTGATGTGATCTTACCATCAGAACTACTCTCCTGCCAGAGTCTTTTTACTTCAGCAGCTTTCTTCTTGAAATCCCTTCTGACTTTCTGTTTCAATGACAGAGGAGTTGAATCATTATGACAATTGCATCCCATTTTATTGTTCTTTATTATATGGAGTCAGATCAACCTCATGTCCATAGAATGCCTCGACAACACCTGCCACCTTACAAGCATTCTCATAAGTAAGGGTGTCATTACTGAAGTAAGCATAATTCTCTTTACATTCAACAATTTCATTACCCTTGTAACTCAATGTCCAGTTGTCTTTCTCTTCATTGACACCTTCTATCTTCCAGTTGTCATTCTCATATTTTGTCTGACTTCCCTGGATATACCTGGTGATGAGTTTCTTCAATCCACCAAGTCTGATACCTTCTTCCAATATGACCTCCCTGCTTTCATTGAGAGACATACTCTCATCAACCTTCTCTACAGGAACATCAAAATTGGTTGTGTTATCTGTAAGGATGAATGAGTTCTCAACCACAACTGCCTTGTCAGAAATCCTGTGGAGGAACTTACTACCACCCACTGCAATGTTCTTGTTGATATTGTCATTGACAGTCTTGAGTACAACCAGTTCATTCTTGTAGATAGTACCATTGAACCTGATGTTCATCTCTACCATAGGGTCTCCCTTTCTCATACCGGAGAGTTCCATAGTATAAGTGACACCATTGAACACAAATGTCACATCATCATCCTTTGCATTGACAGAACTACACTGGAGCTCTGTGAAGGACTTGTTGTCATCAAACTTCATAGCGGCATCTGTACCATCACCCAAATCCTTGAAGGTAACAGTCTCATACTTACCGATTTGGTCAGAATCATACTTGGTGTACTTGAAGTCCTTGAACATATCCATCAACTTACCGACCACATCATCACCTGCTGCGGTGGTGATTCCCTTTGTACCAGGAGATGAGTTCACCTCAATGACATAAGACTGCTTGGTTCTGGAGTCCATAATGAGGTCTACACCAGCCCATCTACATCCTGTTGCCTTGGCCGCCTTCTTTGCAATGTCTTCCTGTTCCTTGGTGAGATGTCCTTTCTCTGCTGTTGAACCAAGTGAGTAGTTGCTTCTGAAGTCGCCGGCAAGCTGATTCCTCTGCATACAACCGATAATCTCAAAGTTGTCAATACCTGGAGTCATCCTTTCAAATCCCTTGTAGAGGACATGAATTCTCAAATCATAATCTGAATTGATCTTTTCCTGGAGAAGGATGTCTGCCTTTGGTACAAGTGCGAAGATTGCCTGAAGAACAGACTTGAGAGAGATCATTGAGTCTATCTGAGCAACACCGATACCCTGTGTTCCCTTTGTGATCTTGATAATAAGAGGGAAACTACCTCCAACTGTCTGTACCTTGTCTTCAAGTTTGTTCATTGAAGAACTGGTGACAACGGTAGTCTTTGGAGTAGGGACACCTGCTGCCTTGAGTTTCTTATAAGTAATGAACTTATCCTCACAGTTGTCAATCGCCTCAAGGGTGTTCAATACAAAGAACCCGTCATTCTGGAGTTCAGTGAGAAAATCCCTTGATTCAATGTTCTTCAAAACAGTCCTTCTTGGTACGATGATGGTGTTGTTTGGGTTGAGAGTGAAGGTCTTCTTGGTCTCACCATTCTCAACTACATTATAATCATCATTACTTCCCTTTGATATGGTTGAAGAAGAAGGATCAATGGTAACCATTTTCAATCCCGCCTTCTTTGCTGCATCCTCAAAGAAAAACATTGAATTGGAACTTTTTGTAGTCTTTTCTGCCCTGGATGACAAAAAGACAACCTGAATGTCCTTTGCCTTCTTTGATTCATTAAGAGGGGCATATCCTTTACTTGTATATTTCATATTCATAATCTATATGTTTTCAATATAGTATTTATGAAAAAAGAGTGAGACCAAATCCCACTCTTTATATAATCTTATTAGAAATATCCATTAAAAGAAATCTCCCCTGCTTACACCATAATAATTATAGTAGTCAGAAATCTCTCCTTCCACATCATCAATATCATAATCTGCCAGCAAAGTACTTGGGTCATCAAAGAGCTCAGACACTTCAAATACATCATTGAGTTCATCATCATATACACTTACTGTCTTTGGCAATATGGTTACATCATAATATGTTGCGCCATACTTGGTGTATCCATCAGAAATACTCAAATCATATATATATCCTACAGTGTATGTGTCTTCAAGAAATTTCACATCAAAATCATTTGATATGTCAGATGTTTGAGTTTTATCCTTATATTCAGATATGATGTCTGTGATTTCATCATTTATATTTGATTCAAAAGTTTCCCTTATGGTCTTTGCAAAGTTTTCAAGTTCCTCACCAAGATTGGCCTTGAATGTCTCAAGATTCCTCTTATGTTCCAGTTCTTCCTTCTTCTCCCTGAAGTGCTTTGTAGTCTCATCTTCAAGGGCATTCTGTCTTTCATAGGCAGGAATATCATTGAGTTCATTTCCAGGATGTCTTTCATCCCTTCTCTTCTTGAACTCTTTCTGGAAATCCTCATCATCGGCATAATACTTCAATGTGTCAATATTTCCAAGTACAAGATACTTACCATCTTCCAGTTCAATATGATAACTGCTCTTATTATCCCTGTGAAAATCATACCACTCATCAAAATCCATAACTCCAAGAATCTCATCATCCTGGAGGTCATAGAGGAACTTCCTGTCCAGTTTATACTTTGGCATTCCATGTTGCTGGATAATATTTCTCAATTTACTATTCTTGAAACTTTCATTCAAGACCTGATAGTCTTCAAATCCAAATATTTTCATAATATATACTTTTTATACAATATTTATGTGTTATAGTTCATTTATCATTGCATATACATCACTTTCTTTCTGTACAAGTAATACATCAAATCTCTTACTTGTATTGACTGGTATTGTTACAACTTTGTTCGCTGTCAATTTCTGACCATTATAATATGTGGTATTAACCAAGTTATATGGTACAGTCAGACTTATTGCATTTTCAGTCTCATTTACATAATGTATTGTGGTGGTCTTACCCAATGTAGGTGTTGTTGAGAAACCAAATGTTTCAGACTGTTGACCAAATACAACAATATTTGTCTTTGATCCATCAATATTTGTTGCCGTTCCAGATAGTGATACTGAAAGTGGAATTGCACCAACATCTTCTGCTGTTATTGAACCACCAAGACAAACATGACCATATCTGTCTGTTCCAATCTTTACTGCTGATGTTGATAATCCTGTAGGAGCATCTTTATGGGTTATTTCCCTATTACTTGTTAATTCACCGCCACCGCCAAGAGCACCAACACCTTTTACAGTCCTGGTCTTTGGTACATAATTTTCAAGTGCCTGGTCAACGCCGGCAGATGTAAGTGCAGCGCCTGTATTACCTGTTACATATGTACTTGATACAGTAGGAATTGTAGGAAGATTGTTCA